CACTTATCAGGCAACATTGTTAAATACAGAATGAACCTAATCAACAAAATAGGATTAGACCAAGTAGAATTATTGGAAAGCAGTAACATACCAGCCAAATACACGATTGATGATGCCAAAGCAATCAAAGCACTATACAAACTTAAAATCAAAGGACTAACTGCATAATGCCAGCACCATCCAAATTAAATGACAAGCAATGGTGGGATGTCGAAAAACGTATCTCAGAAGGCGAATCTATGAGAGCATTAGCCAAAGAATATAAAGTTACTGAAGGTACAATTAGGCATAGAGTAAATACGCACCTCAAACCTATACTTGATATAGCGAAACAACTTGCCGATGCGGAACTTGCTAAAGAAGCATTGTCTATAATTACGCAGGTAAAGGTACGCAGTCTAGCTGACGAGTTAAAGAGCATATCAGTACACTTAACAGGTGCGGCTAGGCTAGGGGCTATGACCTCTCATAAGCTCGCTGAATTGGCTAACATCCAAGTGAATCTGATTGATGAAGAAAATCCAATGGCTTCTGAAGATGCTATGAAGTCAGTAAGCGCATTGAGCCGTATGTCCAATGATTCAAGTCAAATAGCCATTAGCTTAATCAATGCTAACAAAGACCAAATGAACAAACTCTCTAATCCCGATGAAAAGGAAGTGAAAAGCATTAATGACTTCTACGCAGAACACAGCAACGCTCAATCCAGTACTACGTGATTTTTGGCTAACGCCAGCACGTAACCGTATTCTGTATGGTGGTAGGTCAAGCTCTAAGTCATGGGATGCCGCTGGCTTCGCTATTGCATTGGCGCAATCAGCTAGGGTACGGATATTATGCACTCGACAATTTCAGAACAAGATTGAGGAATCAGTCTATACATTGCTAAAGATTCAAATTGAACGATTCGGCTTATCCCATAAGTTCGAGATATTGAATAACAAGATTATTTGCACCACAACAGGTAGCGAGTTCTTATTCTACGGTCTATGGCGTTCCATTGATGAAATAAAATCGATAGAGTCAGTTGATATACATTGGTCAGAAGAAGCTCATTTACTGAGTGAAGCCCAATGGGAGATACTTAATCCTACGATTCGTAAGGAAGGTTCTCAGCATTGGATTATATTCAATCCACGCTTATCAAACGACTTCGTGTATCAAAAATTTGTAGTTAGTCCACCACCTGATACAATCATTCGAAAGATTAACTACAACGAGAATCCATTTCTAAGCAATACGATACTTAAAGTTATTGATGCGGCAAAGAATGATGATTACGAAAACTACCTTCACGTTTATGAAGGCGTACCTCGTGACGATGATGACCAAGCAGTTATTAAGCGTTCACACATCATGGCGGCGATTGATGGACACAAGGCATTAGGTATTGAGCCTACAGGCGCAGAACGCATAGGCTTCGATGTAGCAGACTCAGGCGAGGATTATTGTGCTATGGTGCAATCACATGGCTCATTAAACCTATGGTCAGAGCTATGGAAGGCTAAAGAAGATGAACTATTAAAATCATGTACTCGTGTATGGACTAAATCTCGTGATGAAAAGGCATTAGTCGTATATGATGCTATTGGTGTTGGTGCAATGGTAGGTTCTAAGATTAATGAATTAAATTCTACCAATGGACTAAAAGTAAATCATCAAAAGTTCTTTGCTGGTGGTACAGTAGCGAAACCTGATATACAATATGCTAGGTCAGGCATTAAAAACAAAGATTATTTTTCTAACATCAAAGCGCAAGCGTGGTGGTTAGTAGCGGACAGGTTTAGAAATACATACAATGCTGTTAGAAATGGTCATGCTTTCGATGATTCTGATATGATATTCATTGATGGTAATATGCCTAATCTAAATCAGATTATTGATGAATTGACTACACCAAAGCGTGATTATGATAATGCTGGCAGGGTAAAAGTTGAAAGCAAAAAAGATTTAGGTAAACGTGATGTGGCTTCTCCTAACTTGGCTGATGCTTTTATAATGGCTAATTTGCCTAGCGAAATGAAGAAAAGCTCATTCTTCGGATAAAGGATATGCAATGCTAAATTGGTTTCGTGGTATAAAATCTGAAGAAGTTAAGGTCGAGGAAACAAAACCTTCACCTCGTAAAAGTCTATTTAGCACTCATGCTGATGAAAACCTAGACACAATCAAAACTACTGTAGGCGATTTACTTGCCGATATACAAAGCAAACAACCTATATTCAATCCTGCAATCAATCCACGTATGGCGAATGTCGGCATGGATGATTCAAGCGATGGCTATCCTGAATTTAAAATGTATGATGCAGGTAATAATTCCGTATCTAATGCGGTAGTCTTTTGGTACGCATCGCAAGGCTTCATAGGGGCGCAAATGTGCGGTATCGTTGCACAAAACTGGCTAGTAAACAAAGCGTGTGCAATGCCAGCCGATGATGCAATCCGCAAAGGTTACAACATTGTTTCAATTGATGGCGAAGAATTAGAACCTGATGCAGTTAAACTAATGAAGTCTTATGACCGCTCTATGAAATTAGAGTGGAATATGCGAGAGTTTATTCGTAAAGGTCGTATCTTTGGTATTCGTATTGCCATGTTCAAAATTGAATCAACTGACAAAGAATATTATGAGAAACCATTTAACATTGATGGTATCACTCCAAACAGTTACAAAGGGATTGTTCAAATAGACCCATACTGGACAGCACCAATGCTAGATGGTCCATCAGCAAGCCAACCTGATACATTGCACTTCTATGAACCTACTTGGTGGATTATCAACGGTAAGAAAGTACATCGTTCACACTTAATCATATTCCGTCATGCAGAACCAGTAGATGTTCTCAAGCCACAATATCTCTATGGTGGTGTTCCACTAACGCAACAGATAATGGAACGTATCTATGCGGCAGAGCGTACCTCTAATGAAGCTCCACAACTTGCTATGTCTAAGCGTACAACCGTATGGCTAACAGACATGGAAGCGGTAATGGCTGACACTAGCTCCGCAATCAGTCGCATACAACAATGGGCGCAGTATCGTGATAACTATGGCGTTAAGCTAGGCGATAAAGAAGGTGACGAATTCCAACAGTTCGATACTTCATTAGCTGACTTTGATGCGCTTATCATGACACAATATCAATTGGTTGCCGCAATCGCTGGCGTACCTGCTACTAAGTTGATTGGTACTTCTCCTAAAGGTTTTGGAGCTTCAGGTGAGTATGAAGAAGCTAGTTATCATGAGTTATTAGAATCAATCCAAACCCATGACCTAACGCCATTTGCTGAAAGACATCATCAATTAGTAATTAAGTCATTTGTTGAGCCACAACTAGGTGTTAAATTAAGTGCAGAAACAACGCTTAACTGGCTACCATTAGATACACCAACAGCACAAGAACTCGCCGCTACTAACCTAGCCAAAGCACAAGCTGGTCAGATATTGGTTACGGCTGGCGCAGTATCTAGCGAAGAAGAAAGACAACGTGTTGCTACCGATAAGACAGGCGGCTATAACGAGATTGGTTTGGAAGAAAACGAAGCTCCTGAAGTTGAAGAAGAAGCTGAAAATGATGATGAAAATGAAACTGACCATTTAGGTGCTGAAGATAGTGCTGAGTTTGCAGAATCTAAACATCCTAGAGCCAATAACGGACAATTTGGAAAGGGGGCTGGTGGTACTAAATCCCCAAAATCTCAATCAGCTTCTCATAAAGAAGCATCAGCTTCTAAGGGAAGTAGTGAGAAGAATGGTTCACCAGCACCTAAAGCTAACGAACCATTCATAGTTTATCGTGTAGCTGAACGTGAAGGCTTAGAGAATCGTAATGCTGGCAATGCCAATGGTGTTGCTTTGCATATCATGAATCAACAAAGTTCAGAAGGCGCACGGACTAGAGGAAACGCTCCTGACCATGTATATGCTTATCGCATTGTTCCTGATACGGATGTAGACGGTAAATATGAAGGGGCTACCTACAGCGGTACTATTAAAGGTAATAAAATTGGCAGAGTAGAAAATAAATATGGGATTGCTTACTCATTTCCTGAAAGTGGATATAAGAGTGAGTTAATCGGTAAAGTTTCTCTCGAAGATTTAAAGAAGAAGGCTGGCAATAGTGACTTTGATGACTTAGGTACTAATGCAGGTGGTGAGCTTATCCGCAAGCATTTTGAAAGCCAAACAGGTCAAGATATAGCCACATTCCATGAAAGTGACCATCCTCGTGCGGCTAATGGACAATTCGGTTCAGGTGGCATCCATGCAATAAGCCAAGACCCACATACGCAAGCCAAGACTACAGCATCTATCACTACACCAGCTTCTAAAGAAGCATTAGCGAATAAAGTACCATCACATTTAGTAGCCAAGAAAAAAGAAGTAACCGCTACAACGAAAAGTAAAAATGAACCTTCAACACATACTCGTAAAATAAATTCATTAATAGATGCCAATGGATTTCAAAGGTCGCCTGACCTTAGTCCAAAAGAAAGAATGGTAGAAACTAAATTTTATGAAGCTATATTAAAACATTTGCCTGAATTAATTGCTCAATATAAGGCAAAATTTGGCAATGATATAGACCCTGACAAAGTTAAAGAATTAAGTCCTTATTTTCTTAAAGATAAATCACTAGCGGCGGCAGTCCATGAACCAAGCTCTACTTTATCTAAAATTCTATGGAAAAATTCATTAAAAGAAAAAGCCGCCAATGGTGACACTTCACCAACATTATTTACGGCTGGCGGTAGTGGTTCAGGTAAATCTGAAGCAATGAAAGTAGCTAAAGAATTAGTAGGAGCTAAAGATGATGCTCTTACTTTTGATTCCGTTTTAGGTAATTTCAAATCAGCTACAGATAAAATTAATGATGCACTTGAATTGACTAAAGGCAATGTGGATATTATTTATACCAACGCTCCAATCGAAACTGCTACCTTACTTAATCTTAAAAGAGAAAGAACTGTAAGAATTGCTACATTAATGGATGCTCACATAAAAGCATCTACTAATATTAAAGAATTACAAGAACACTATAAAGATAATCCTAGAGTGAAAATATCTGTTATTAATAATAAAGGCGTTGGATTAGAAAATATGGTAATGGGAGAATTATCTGATGTTCCTAAATACGAAATTGAAGGTCTAAGAAATAGGATTCTTACTCATGCTAAAAAATTAGTAGCAGAAGGAAAGATTGTAAAAAAAGAAATAATTAATGGTGAAGAAACTGGTAAAAAGATTGATGTTGGTGCTAAGAAATTGAAGATGCTTCTACAAGGCGAGAAAGACTCTTGACTCTATACTAAATAAGTGTAATAATATATCTGTTAAAAACCATAAATGGATATATTATGAAAACTCGAAATAGAGGGGTAGA